CCTAACTCAAAGCAACAATTCAGAGCCACTTGCCAAAAATTGACTAACAGCACGTGGATTGTTGATGGCATAATTGACGACATAAGAGCCAGCTTTCTTAAGAGCAGTGAAGATTTTAGATAAAATCTTTTTATGATCAGCATTTGCAGAAGCAAAATCATGCTGACCAATAAAGATTAAAGCTTGATCAACTTCAAGGCTTGAGCCAACATATGATTCAAGTCGCCAAAGGGTAGTGTTATGAGTAAATTCCCAAATAATGTTGAATTTAACTCGGATAGTGGGAGGAGACACAGGGAAAATCGTTCCAGCCTCAAATTGATACTTTCCAGATACAACAAGACAAGCGTAATCATGGCCAGCATTTTGAGAAGGAAGAACCAAATCACGATCAGTTTCACTATCAGGCACCCAATAAACATAACAGCCTTTATCAAGACGACCATCATATTTAACAATACCATCACCAATACTAGCGACCTTTTCCCAGTTTTGAAGAACACCAGGCTGGCTACCAGCATTGTTGGTAAAATAATTGGTGGTACATGTGTCAGCAGGAATGCGAGCACATGCTACAGAACCACCATCATTTAAACTAGAACCCTCATATGTCACAAAAAGCGACATAGCAACAGGTCTAATTTTACGAACCAACCCTGCATTTAAAAAAGGATTGGTCGCTTCCGTCATAACGGGAGCAATTTGAACAGACATAAGTCCTCCAGCATCAAGGGTAGGAACAGCAGTCAATTGCATAGAAAAAGTATAAGCAACTGGAGAAGTAGCAACAATACTTTGACTTGAATTTGCATCACCAGTAAAAGAATCATCAGTGATGTAAATAACTTCAACGCCAGCTGGAAAATTTTGGATAAGTGGAAAACCCAAAGGATACCCAGTTGCATTTATAACAATGTTAAATGTACCCATAGGAACTGTGAAGGTAGGACCAACGCCCACAGTTCCAGCAGTGACAGCAGCATTGAAGTTGTAAGTATATTGTGAACCAACAGGGAATTGATAAATGTTGAAAACAGAATTAACAGTAAAACCAGGGTCATTGGCAGATGAATAAAAGAACGACAATTGATTACCAACCATGGTTTGATAATTAATATCAAGACGGGGATCCAGATTTTGACCAGATCCACCAGAACCAGAAGAGGTAGCATATGCATTGGTAAAACCAAATGCACTTGTATTCCAAGAATTGTCAGGAGAAGAATCATCAACAATACTCAATTGATAAGCTTGAGTGCCATCACCCATAATATTGCTGTTGCTCAACATGCCCAGAACAGGCTGAGCAAGAATTGAAAAGCGACCAATGTCATTGGCATTGGTAGCATGTTGATTAGGAAGAACTTCATAAACTCGTTCACTACGAATCAATGAAGTAGCAACATTTGATGTATCCGGTAACTTGCATTGAGCTGAACATGGATACATAAGACATTCAGCATAGGCCATCGCCTTTGGAGTCATTTGACTCAAGATGCCTTCGGTAGTGATGGCACCGGAGTTTCTGTTGCCGGTAATGGAAGGACGGGATCCAGCCATACGTACGGCTCTCTTTCTTGAAGACCGAGTTTGAGAACTCCGAATCTTGTTTGAAGGATCAACATAAGCTGATTGGAGGGTTCGACCTTTTTGAATGATAACAGCATCTTTTGCAGCTGCCTTAGCACGAGAATTTCTTCTACGACGTCGTTTGGTAGCACCGCTTTTAGGAGCACCATTAGCTCCTTCAATGATAATTTTAGATTGGGGCATTCGAGTAATTGGATAACGAGGTGTTCTCTTAGACTTAAATGATACTTTTCGAGAGCTTTTGCGTTCGAAAGTTTTTGATGAAGTACGAGATATTGTTCGATTTCTTGCGTTGACATGCAAGGATTTAAAACCGATTGGATCACTTACACTCGAGAGCGGTTTTAAAAATTTAGGACAACATCTTGTATGTTGTTTAACATGTTCAGTATCACCATAAAAGCCAGTGACATCAAGATAAACATGATCATCATCAAAGTGGACACGTGTAAAGCAGTTTAAGGTATCACCCACAAACTTCTTTTCACTAGGCCAATAAAAACAACCACCATCTTCAATATGAACTATACTAAAAAGATTAGCAGTTTGATCATAAGCACAAATTTTTTGATATGCTTCAAATGTAGCTCGAACTAAAGACTTATTATCATCATCGAAATATTCAAGAAAATCAGGATCAATAATAGAACATTCAAAAACATAATCTTCAGATTGAGGACAATTTTTATGAAAAGCTTCAACTTCATTCATTATTTCACGAATTTCAAGTCGTCGTTGCTCATCAACATCATACTTACACTGTTGATTAACAACAGCAGGCACATAAGGAGTAGGACGACCATTCACAATAAAACAGTCATACTCACTAACAGGTTTAGATTGAGGCTCAAAAGCAAATGCATAAGTGGCAGTATTAACACAATGAGCAAATTGTGGAGCAATAGGAGAAACAGGCATAATAATAACATTAGCATCAGTTACAGCACCCTCAAAAATCCAAATAACCTCACGCATTATATATGTCCAACCACCAACACTATGCTCAATTTTAATTAAAGCATCATCAAGAAAAGTAGGTCGATAATTGGCAGGAAAATCACAAACATTAATACGATTATTTTCCCAACCAGGTAATCCAACTTGAGCATTTAATATACGCATAGTGTAATTAACTTTAAGAGTCAATTCACATACTCTAGTAGGAATACCAGACTGTGGCTCAAACAAATGTTCCTCATCAAGCATTTTAATACGATCAAGAATAGAAGTATATTTAGATTCAAAACCATGATATAAACCATAAACATCTTCCAATGAAACACGCCAATTATGACGCTCACGAACATCATCAGATAATTCTTTTTCATATATATCAAGAAGAGCATTTATTTTAAAATAAAGATCTTTAAAAGGGTAAAATAATGGCATCAAATTACACCATCTTTCATATCTTTCTTCATTTGTATGCGGTTTGCTATGAATTAAAGAACAAACGAGTCTTTGAGCTCTAAGAGCAGGTTGATACATACCACAGCCACAATGACAAATTATGTGACCAGTAGATAAAAAAGTAAAAGCATCAAATCCTTCAGACTCAGTAGTCATAGTCCAATTCAAGTCAGCATACCCATCAATAGCATCAATAGTAGAAAAGAAATCTTTTGATACACCTTTACGAACACCCATGGCATTATCATCACCACAAAAATATGCAAGTATAAAAAGTTGGAACGTTAATAAGGTAGCATCAGGATATTTTTTTATAAAAGCATAAGCAAGCCCAAGCCAATTAGCAAAACAATTACCATCAAGAGTTAAAAAAGCACCTGATGGCATGCCAGCAATACGTAACAACACACAGCCATCAGGTAAGACAACCATGGAAAAAGATAAATCAAAGAAATAATTAAGTAAACGTAAGTAATTTTCAGCAGTTTTATCTGCAGGACAAATATTCTCATAAAAGAAATGACAAAAGAAAGCCATGATCAATGAAATGAAAGAACCATCCCAATCTTTACCATCTAAGGTAAAAGTACCATCACAATCTTCAAACTCTTTCATAATTTCATCCCAACCTCCAAAAAACATTGTTTTACCAGGCCAAAAGGGATTCTTTCCTGCATGCATTTTATCACAAAAATTTTTGCATAAACGAACGCCAATATAATTGGCAAAAGATGAGTCACCCATAAAGCCACGAGCTTTATTATCGGTAACTTTTTCATCTGGCAACAATTCAGCTTTCATAAATAAAGAACGCACAGTTTTATCGTGAGAACAATTTCCAACATGTTCCCACATATCTTTAAAATCTTGTTCAAATTTTTTAAAAAATTCTTCTTTTGTCATATTTGAAAAACAAGCTCCAGGTGAAGTAGACTTCGTATAACAATTCACATATTCTTCATGCGTAAGAATCCTAAAATTTCTAATTGTTGGACCGAAAGTAATTTTAAACCAGTCAAAAGCCTTAGCGAGTGTTTCGTGACACCCTGTAAATTTAGGATTTTTATTATATTTAGCAATAGCCTTCTTCGTAGAAATAACATTTATAGGAGCAGGACTGAAAGGAAAAGGTCTAGGTATAGGACCAAAAACATTTTCAACAAATTTCAAAGCTTCAGTATCCAAAACAATTGAATTTCTGAGTGGAAAAGTATGAATCAAATTGCTGACGACTTCCTGATCAGTTAAATCAGAACGTCTTGAATTAGCAATTTTTCCTTCACGACCAAGAAAATCCATATGAAATGAATTTTTACATTCAGGAACAATATTATTATTAACATCATTTATTTCAAAAGGATCAACACCTTGTAATTTACGATATAAATCAGGTGTCATATGATAATAATAATTTTGACTTAATAATGGTAATCGGCCACCATGTTTTCCAACAAATGCACCAGTAGCGTTGTGAACGCTAGCACCAGATACACCAGGTACCGTATTACAACCATAAAAAGATCTTTCAGGATAGTTAGTCATACCAGCATATTGCTCTCCAGTACTGACCACCATATCATCAATATTGTGAACCATAGCAGTATCATGTAATATCGAAGCATCACTAAAACGCACAATCATTAAAGGACCTTTAACATATTTAGCATAAGGGTAACTTTTAAAACCAGGCAAGGCTTGAAACCATGCAGAATCAGTGGAAACATCCTGACCAGACAAAACCAATGGAACAATAAAATATTTATCAGATATTTCAACAACTGATCTTTTAGGTTCATACTTATCAAAGTATGATATAGGATATTTTGTAAAACAAGGATCATAAACACCAGAAGGATAAGCAACGTGCCTTGCCGTCAACAATTTACCAGCAACGTGAGAACCTGTACCTAAGCATTGATATCTACCATGTGAAAATCGATAGATAGGAACACATTGAGTAAAATTCTTTGTTGGAATATCATAAGAACCAGGTATACGTGCTTGAGGTTGATCACAAGAATGAATACATCTCTCATCACATAATTTTATATCATCAGTACAAGCTTTACCACATAAAGAATGTTGAGCTTTAGGGAATTTTTTATTAATCTTTGTTGAGTCAAATTTTGGACATTTATTATGATGAGCACAATGTTTATTATGTAAAACACGATGCACAAAACAAAACAGAACCTCTACATCACCAACCTTAATTGGTTTTATACTCCATTTAGCTTTACAATCTTTTACAGAACAAAATTTCTTAGGTTTAGATTGCTTAATTTTTGGAACTACAGGCATTTTAGATTCTGCAACAGGTTTCTTAGATTCAACAAACTGACCAGTACGTTTTTCACCATATTTTCTATCGATGATATCTTGAAGGAAATCAGCATTTTTCTCTTTCTTTCCTTTATTATCATAATCAATCTCCTCATCAATATTATAGCGTCCAACATGCTCTTCAGCTCGTAAACGTCTTTCATATTCACGTTCATCATCACGATCTTGTCGTTGTCTATCTCTTTCTTCTTCACGAGCAAAACGTTCAGCTTGTTCCTCTTCACGTTCTTTTTGTCTAAGATAGTCTTCATACTCTTCACGAGTATCTTCATCATATTCATCATTATACAGATCAAGATCATCTGCACCTTGTCGACGTAAAATCTCAAAAGCAAAATCACTTGGTAAATTGGAATAGTCCTGTTTAATAAAATCAGATTTTAAATCAGGACGTTCTTCTTCACCATCATATTCAATCCACATAGCACCAGTAGTCATATTTTTATATATACCACGAATTTTCCATTGGCCACGATTAGATTGTATCATACTTTTAAGATTCATACGACGTTTGGCTTTACCACGTTTTTTGTAAGCTCCTTTCTCGCGTCTACCCTCAGGAATAAATCTGTTTCTACCAGTTAATCTCTTTTGTTGATTCACATATGCATAACGAGTAACAATATATGAAATAACTTTAGCAACAAAGAAAATAAAAGAACCAGCAGCAACACTGATAAACACAACAGGAACTAATTGCTTAAATTTAACAGAAAAAGCAGCACCTATCTCACACGCTTGAGTCTTAAGACGGGTATCAGTAGTAGCCTGACTGATGACTAGAGTTTCATTAGTTAACATCGAAGGCTGAGGAGCTTGCAAAACTCCTTCTACAGCATGTATATTAGTATTATCTGTTGAAATTTGTAAAATATCCTCAACAATTGGCATAGGAAAGTAACGTAAATGTGAAACCAATACACTTTCAAATGTTAATTTACCAACATACAATTCTGAATATTCAATAAATGAATTTAAATCTCCAGAAAATTCAGAAGAATTAACTTCATCCAATTCAGCAACTGTATCGACAACTTCACGTGCTGGAACAGGTACACTAACATCGACATCAACAATCAATGGTGAAGAATTTGAGGACACAAAAGTATCTTCTGGTCGTAAACGAGAAAACCAGTGAGTGAATTCAGATAAATTTAATTTCTTTGCTGCACGAACAATTATTATTTGTTGTTTAACTGTTAAATGGGGAATACCTTCAACAATGTGTTTAATTCGATTGGGATTAGTAATCTCTTTAAAAAGTTTAATAACATATTTTGAATGTATTATACCTTCAGAACACCATTGAGTGAATTCCGCCATATTAATTGAAGAAAAATTTTTAGCAACAAACCCAAAATTAGTTGGATCACGTAAAACATAATTATAACATTCAACCATATAATCAGATAATGGCATTGAAATATCAAGATATTGATAAATACCTTGCAAAAAATCATTCCAATGGGTGACACGTTCTTC